CGGGCAGTCGCAAGAGGCTATATGAAGCAAAACAAAATTTTACGCTCAGCCGTGTGGATTATGGGCGCGGCTTGTATTATCATGGTTGGCCTGCTTTATTGGAGGTGGCATGGTTTTTGAATACTGCGAAGAGGGCGGCGAACTTGACAAATACGGATATAAATATATTGGGCATCGATTTGCCGAGTATTATGCAGGACGCAAAATAGTTTACGGTTCTACATCTCCTCGCCGCGATTGGCACGCCGACTATCTCGAAGAACAAAAACCGCCCGTGAAAGAGATCGAGCCCGAGCTAGGCTTTACCCGTATTTCATGGTTTGATGACGGCAGATTTAAGGTAAAAAGAGTGCCGATAGTTCATGGGTAAATGAGAATCTGGCAAGCAGGCAAGAAGAGAGAGGCGCTGATAAATTACGGCAACCCGCTTGCTAATATGAAGCCATACGAATATCTGATGATTAACGGCGAGATATTAGAGCCCGCTGCGGTTGAGACAACAGGGCTTTATTCAGGCCGGGCGCTATTGGCTGACGGGCGGGTCATAGAATATGAGTGGTGAGGCCAAGGCAGTGAGAGAGCAAAGCCTAAAGCAAGCGCAAGATGATGTAAACGCGGCTATAGATAAACTCTGGCAGGCGGTAAACTCTGCAATTATTGGCCCTTTGTGGGGCTTTGTCCGTAAACTTAATGACAGGTGGAAGAGATGAGCCAACAGGAAGGCGTCACTTATTACGATGACCGTGAAGGCATGCCAAACCGGTGGCGGTGCAATGTCTGCCAACATGCATTTACTGAATATATGAGCGGTGAATCCCATTTAGAGCCATGCTTGATGTGCGGAAAAGAAACCGAGCATTATCAGGACAATAGTTTTTGAGCCATAACAGATGCCATCAGACACCAAAAATAGACCATTAGGCGAGCGTAGAAAGGATATAGAATGAAAATCGAGACATTGCCAATAGAAGACGTAAAGGCCAACCCAAGCAACCCGAGGTCAATAAAGGCTGACAAGTACCAAAAGCTGTTAAAATCCATAAAGGAATTCCCCGATATGCTGAAAATCAGGCCTCTGGTAATTGACAAGAAATGCGTTGTCCTTGGCGGCAATATGAGGCTTTTAGCTGCTAAAGAGGCAGGCATCAAGAAAATCCCTGTCATCCGCGCAGACAGCCTCACGCCATCTCAAATAAAAGAATTCATCATCAAAGACAACATAGGCTATGGGGATTGGGATTGGGACTCACTTGCGAATGAATGGGAAGTGGAAAAGCTTGAGGAATGGGGCCTCCCTGTCCCGTATCTTGGACATGAAGTAAACTCGATGAGCGAAGATGGGTTTGATACCTCGGAGCCGTTTGATCCGGTAGGTGTATCAAAAGGCCTCCAGCGCGTCGTATTTATATTTGATAATCCCGATGCGGCTTCAGCCTACCTATCGAAGCTTGGTAATCTCGATGTGAAAAAATTCAATAACGCATGGCACGTAAACCTAAGTTCCCAATCTATATAGTATCCAAGGGTCGGGCTTACAACCCAATGACTGCCAGGATTCTCGATTCAAACGGCATCGACTATAAGATTGTTATTGAGCCTCAAGAAGCTGACGAGTACATTGAAGCCGTCGGCGCTGATAAAGTTTTGATCCTTCCGTTTTCAAACCTCGGACTTGGAAGCTTTCCAGCCAGAAATTTTTGCTGGGACCATTCAAAGTCCAATGGCTTCATGTACCACTGGGTTTTAGATGATAATATCCAGGCATGGCGCACATGGCTAAATGGAAAGCGGATCAATACAAAAGACGTCAGCAAGGCTATGGTCTACGTAGAACGGCATGCCCAAAAAAGGAATATTGATATCGCAGGGTTTGAGGAGCCAAACTTTGTCGTAAAGCCGCCATCTCGACCGTTTAAGCACAACTGCCATGTTTACTCTCTGCTGCTCATTAAGAACAGTTTGCCCTATCGATGGAGGCTAAAATATAACGAAGACATTGATTTATGCCTTCAGGTGCTCCACACAGGCGGTACAACGGCATCCTGCCTGATATACATGGCTGATAAAGTCAGCACCAGTCGTAAGATGAAAGGCGGCAACCAAGATGAGCTGTACAAAGGCAACGACCCCAAAAAAAAGCTGCTTAAGGCAAAAATGCTCGAAGCTGTCTGGCCTCAGTATGCAAAAACAGTGGTCAGATTTAACCGGTTTCATCATTTTGTGGATTGGAAAGTATTTCAAAGAAAACCCAAAAAGCAGGCATAGTACAGGCGTATGGCATTCGGAAAGCACACACCCCCCAAAGTTGGTAAAAAAACCCAGTTTACGAAAGGCAAAAGCGGAAACCCCAACGGACGCCCAAGAAAACTTCCAGAACTTGATAAACTACTCGCGGACATGCTTGGCGAAGAAAAAAATGGAATAACAGCAGCCCAGGCTATATTGATGAAGCTCAGACAGTTAGCCGCCCAAGGCAATTTAAAAGCTGCTGAGATATTGCTTGATAGGGCATACGGCAAAGCAAAACTCCCAATCGAACACAGCGGCAAAGACGGCGGGCCGATCCCTATTCAGTATCTCCCTGAATCAGCTAAAGAATAGGTGTGGACTCAAAAGCAAGTCGAAGCCTTTAGGCTCTTATCAGACCCAAAGATACAGCAAGCGGCATTATTAGGCGGGTCGGGTTCGGGCAAGTCTTATGTGGTAGGGCATAAATTCCGGCAAAGGTCGCTGGAGTTTCCGGGGTGTTTGCAGATTATCCTTCGAAAGACAATGGCTGACTGTAGGGACACAGTATGGTCGACCATGATGATAAGCAAGGTTTTAAAGCATGACCTTGACGCCAAGCTATGCACCGAGTACAAACAACCCGCAAAGGTGGTCTACAAGAACGGCTCAGAAATCAGGATAGGTGGGCTACACCCTTCAGAGATCGACAAAGTACTTGGCCCGGACTATGCGACAATATGGCCTAACGAAGCCTCAGAGGTTAGCTGGAAAAACGTACCCCCGTTGAGAACACGCCTCAGGGACAGGACTAAGCACTACCAGCACGGCCGCAGTGTGAAGCCCATGATTGTATTTGACTTTAACCCTCCAACGGTAAGGCATTGGACGCACTCGGCGTTTATTCGAAAGCACGATCCGGACACAGACACGCCTTTGCCAGACGCTGAATCATGGGGATGGCTGAGGATGAACCCCTATGATAACCGGGAGAACTTAGACCCGGCATATCTGGCTACACTGGAAAGCCTCAGCGAGCGGGACAAACAAAGGTTTTTATATGGGGAGTTTGGGCAGCTTAAAGGGCTCGTATATGATAACTTTGACCCGGACAAACACCTTTACGATTCAATCCAACCTGAGAAATCATGGGAGCTATACAGGACAATCGACTTTGGGTTTACTAACCCGTTCACCTGCTATTGGTGCTACTACGACGAAGCCAACGAAACCCTGTATATCGACGATGAATGGTATAGAGCACAGATGACAGTAAACGCGCATGCTGTGAAAATTCACGAGATCACAGCCGGGCGCAAGGTAGAGACCACAGTGGCCGACCATGACGCGGGCGATAGGAAGATTTTAGAGGAAGCGGGCATTCCCACAGAGAAAGCCGATAAGGACGTGGCGTCAGGGATTAACCACTTTTACGACGGGTTGGAGCGGATGAAGATCAAGATAAACCGACGATGCGTGAATCTGATTAATGAATTCTACAGCTACCAGTGGAAAGAGGCCAGCAAGAAAGACGAGCCGGTCAAAGAGAACGACCATGGGCTCGATAGTGTTAGATATCTATACAAGCGGTTTATGAACCGGCGCACCGTCTACGCAGAGCCTTTGTGATTGACGCCATGAATAGGCGGGGCAATCAGAGCCACAATCTATAGTTACCAGCCTAAAACGTCAGCCATGGAGTAGTGCCCGTGGCCGACTACCGAAGCCCGCCAGAATCGACCCCTGCGCGGGCTTTTGTGTTTCTAATTGACAAAGTGACATAATAAAGCCTAAGCGGTTACAGTGATTGACCCGAAGCATATTTCAGACGAACACCGCGACCGCAAAGAGAAAAAGAAACGCTTTAAGTTTATTCGCGATGCGGCTACAGGTGAGTTAGACGCGGGCAAGTGGAAACTGATAGGTAAGCAGCCGTCGAAGTCAAAGGCGCAAACTGGGCTAACGGATCAATACCTTATCAGATTTGAGAGAGAGACAGAGCACTCATTCCAAGAAAGTCTAATCCTTGCCCACTGCTTTCAGTACACCAAAACCGTCCTTGATGCCTATATAGC